AGGTGGCAACGGATGCCGCCGCGGCTGCGGCCAATGCGCTGTCGGGGCTGGCAACCAAGGCGGACGCCTCGGCGCTGCAGGCGCTCGACACGCGCGTGACCAGCACCGAAAACACACTAACCAGCCAGGGCCAGTCGATCACCTCGCTGACCAATAGCGTTTCCACCGCGGACGGCAAGGCGGTGGCGGCGCAGCAGGCCGCGCAGGATGCGGCGACCCTGGCGGGCAGCAAAGGCAAGGTAATTGTCCAGTCGCCCGCGCCGGCAGCGGCTGACCGGCTGGCACAAAACCTGTGGATCGACACCACCAACAACGCGAACACGCCCAAGCGCTGGAACGGCTCGGCGTGGACGGCGGTGACGGACAAGGTGGCAACGGATGCCGCCGCGGCTGCGGCCAATGCGCTGTCGGGGCTGGCAACCAAGGCGGACGCCTCGGCGCTGCAGGCGCTCGACACGCGCGTGACCAGCACCGAAAACACACTAACCAGCCAAGGCCAGTCCATCACCTCGCTGACCAACACGGTCGGCACGAAGAACCGCACCTATCGGCAGGCCACGGCGCCCACGGCGAACCTCGTGGCGGGCGACCTGTGGATCAATACCACGGCCGGGCAGAACAACAAGCAAAGCCGGTGGAGCGGAACGGCCTGGGTTGACACCACAGACCCCCGCATTCCCGCGGCAGCCACTGCCGAGGCGCTGAACAGCCTGAGCAACACGGTGACCCAGCAGGGCAATACGCTGACCAGTCAAGGTCAGTCCATCACCTCGCTGACCAACCGTGTTAGCGATGCCGAGAGCGTGAACACGGCCCAGGCCGGTGCCATCAGCTCGTTGGATACCCGCGTAACCAGCACCGAGGGCGAGCTGTCCAGCCAGGCCAGTCGCATCGACGGTATTTCCGCTCAGATCAACCCGCCACTGGCGGGTGATATGAGCTGGAATGCCGGCGCGACTTCAGTGCTGGCGGGCGTGTGGTCGGAGCAATCCGCCCGCGCGTCCGAGGACATGGCCCTTGCGCAGCGCATCGACACGGTAACGGCCCAGGTCGGGCAGAACGCCGCGGCGATCAGCGCCGAGCAGACGGCCCGCGCGACGGCCGACAGCGCGCTGGCGTCGCAGGTCGAGACGCTGAGCGCCAAGGTGAACAACGACATCGCCGCCGCCCTGCAGAGCGAGGCCACGGCCCGTGCCGATGCGGACGGCGCGCTGTCGTCGCGCATCGACACCGCCCAGGCCAAGGCCGACAGCGCCTCGGCCTCGGTGCAGACCGTCAGCCAGGCGCAGGCCGCCACGGACGGCAAGCTGCAGGCCATGTACTCGGTGAAATTGGGCGTTACCAGTAACGGCCAGTATTACGCCGCCGGCATGGGGCTGGGCATCGAGAACACGCCGCAGGGGATGCAAAGCCAGGTGCTGTTCCAGGCGGATCGGTTCGCGGTCATCAACGTGGCAAACGGGCAGATCACCACGCCGTTCGTGATTCAGGGCGGGCAGGTGTTCATCAACTCGGCGGTGATCGGTGACGGCACCATCGACATGGCGAAGATCGCCACGGCGCTGCAATCGACCGACTACGTGGCCGGGCAGCAGGGGTGGCGCTTGGACAAGAGCGGCACCTTTGAAATCAACGGCAGCGTAGCCGGGCAGGGGCGAATGCAGCTGACGAACCGTGCCTTGAAGTTCTGGGACGGCAACAACGTACTGCGCATTCAGGCGGGGGATTTAACAGCATGATCGGAGGGCTTAGAACCTGGGACGAGCAAGGGCGCCTGACGCTGGACACGTCGACGTTCACTTACCAGATCGTGGCGAATGTGCTGGTGAACTTCGCCAGCACGTCGGTACTGAACATCCCGATTACCGGCAACGCGAGCAACCATTGCGCGGTTGCGCTCGCGTTGACCGGCACGGTCGATAACAGCTTTATGCCGCATATCGTGGTGCAGACCAACAACGTGCAGGTGACGCGCTACCACCCGGCGGCACCGAGCGCGAACGACACGCGCAATACGGTGCGCATTCTGGTGATGAAGTTCCGCCCAGCCGCCGGCGCTGCAGGGCCTTCGGGCTCCTATGGCTTCCTGGCGGTCAATGATGATGGCTATGTGCAGATCGACGCCGAGAAACCCCGGCTTTCGGTGCTGAGCAGTGGCACCTATCAGGGCACCACCATGACGGTGACGGTGAGTTTTCCGCAGCCGATTACCACCCAGGAACCGCCGTGCGTGTTCATTCGCCCGTCAACGTCGAGCGGCACGGAACTGTATTACGCCATGTCGATCCTCGGCAGCGCCGGGAACTGGACGGGCTTTCGCATCAGCACCCGAAACATCGGCTACTTGCCCAGCGGCAAGTGGTTTGCCGCGGCGTTCGCGCCAACCGCATCGGCTACCTACGGGCTGCGCATATGGGACGGCGCAGCTGCGCGCGTGTACGACTCGGGCGCGGCGCCTGCGGTGGTCACCAACGTGGTGCAGAGCTGGGCCTATGTCGGCGCGGTAGGCGGCACGCTGGCGGGGAACTACTACTGGCGCGCGAGCTACGACGTGGCAGAAGACGAGTACGTGATGATCAACCCGTTTACCTTGCCGGCACTGTCGGCCACCTCGCCCAGCGCCTCGCCCACGGCGATCAGCCTGAACTACGCGCAGAACTACGCCGAGATTTACCAGCAAGGCCCAGGCGGCACGGTGTTCACCAACAAGGGCAACGTGCCGGCGGTGTTTGCGCGGCTGTTCATTGCGTAGGGCTTGGGTTCCTGCAGGGCGGTGGTAACAAGGTGGAGAACGGCGCTGCAGCCGTTATAACCAAGGGGCTTGCATGTCCGCCGACCTGTGAGACAAGGGGTCGGCGGATAGTTGCAATGTGTCTAATTTCTTGACGGGTGGCAAGGTGCCACACTGGGAATATGTACAGCATAACCAGTTCCGCCGGCTACAATCGCCGGCACGTCGACGCAGTAGGAGGGAGTCCTTTTGTCGCAGCCAAACCCAATGAGTACGGAAACGCCGGCCGCCACGCTGGCCATGGAGAGCGGTAACCCGCTGATCTTCGAGGATGACCGCGATACCATCGAGGCGACGCGCGATTACCTGGCCGAGCTGGTGAGGGCGGGCGCCCTGGATAGCGAGGTGCCGCGCGGGCGGATACTGGGCCTGCAGGTGGCGCAGCGCGCCCTGGATCACCTGGCAAAAAAAATCGGTTCACCCATAGTGAATGGGCAAAACCACATGCTATAGTTCCCGGCACTCGGCGAACGGCCGAACAAGAACACGAAACAGGAAAAACAGGGCACTAGAAAAAAGAAAACCCCGAGCCGGCAAGCTCAGGGTTTTCGGAGATCAGCAAGCAACAAGGCTCACGACCAGCACAAGTCAGAGTTTAAGCGCCGATCTTCTTCTAAGCAAGCCCGCTGCTAGGGGATCAGCATGCTTTCATCGGTCGCCCGTATTGGGCGCCCTGCGTTTTCGCAGGCTCTGACAGGCGCAACCGCCGCCCGGTGGCGCGCATGAAGGCCGTGCGCAGCTACCTGCCCGGCTCGCCTGAAAGCGGCGTTTACGCCGCTCTGCGAGAGCCCGCGCCGCGCAAGCCGCTGGCCGGCCCTGGCGCCGACCGCCACCCCCGACGCCTTTCCGACAAGCAGCGCGCCACCTTCCTGGGCACCGCCGCCGCGCGCGTGATAGAGGAAGCCTCCAGCCGCGAAGGCCGCTGGCTGCGCCGCCTGGATGACATACACCGCAGCGGCTGCCGCACCAAGCAACAGCGCTGGACAGCGCTTGCCGCCATGGCCGAGCCGATCCTGGCGCGGCTGGACCTGGCCACCATGGCCCTGGGCTGGCTCGACAACCGCGGCGGCTTCCGCCTGAACCGCCAGCGCGGTATCGCCTATGACGGCGGCCTGACTGAATGCCGCGTCTCGCGCACCCTGGCCGACCTTGAGGCAGCGCGCTACGTGCGCCGCAAGGTGCGCCGTGTCTACTACAACGGCCGTGCCTGGATCACCCGCGTGACCATTCACCTGCGCCCGCAGTTCTTTATCGACCTTGGCCTGGGCCACATGCTGGCCCAGGCGCGCACCGCCAAGAAGCACGCACGCGCCAAACGCCTGCGCCAGATCGGCGCCGAGCAGCAGCAGGCTGCCCTCAACGAGCTGGCCGCCAAGCAGCAGCGCCGGCAGAGCCACCGCGAGGCCGAGGGCGCCCGCCAGCGCCGCGCCGAGGAACAGGCCAACGTCGCACGCATTGACGACGCCCGCGACCGTGCCGCGCGCCTGGTCGAGCTGGCCATGCAGCACCCCGGCAAGACCCGCGACGAAGTGGTCGCCCTGCTCGACAAGCTCCACCCGCCCCGCTAAGCCCCCGCCAAACGCACCGCCTACCGGCGGTGCCTCTGCACGCCTGCGCCTCGCGCAGGGCCGTTTCCGGCCGTTCTGGCCACTGTTTCAGCCCTACTTTCAGCACCGCGCCACCCGTTTTGCACCTGCCGACAGGCCAGCGCGCGCCCCGCCCCAAGGCGCGCCCCGGAATACTGCAAAATTTTATGTCGAGTGGTACCACCCTTCGGGATAAAGCAGAGCCTTTAGCCCCCTGCACCCATCACCCACGGCACCCGGCGACGCCCTGTCATTTATGCACCCTGTCGACGCGCTCCCGCGCGTGAGGGCACCCAGTCGCCACCGCATCACCGCATTCGACCGAACCCGGCCCGTTCCAGTTGCTGCACGCCGTCGCCACTACGCGCCAGGCTCTGCGCCCTGCTACGGCGTTTCGCGCCTTCACGCGCCTGCCTACGGCTTCGGCGCTACGCGCCGGGCGATCAATACGAGGGGTGGGCTTGCCTTCGAATCACGCCCAGGGCTTGCAGCGCTCGCGCAGGTGAAGCGTTCGCAGGCAAGGGCATGCGGTGGCACAGGGTCGAGCGGCGCGCAGCGCCTGCAGGCTGCTGGCGTGACCTCCGCGGGCGCGAGGCTCTGCGCTGGCCGCCGGCGGTGGTTTCCTGCCGCCTCGACCCGCCGCGGCGTGGCATTCGCGGCCTGCAAATACCCATTGCGTCATATGACGCAATGACGCAATAATGCAGGCACACCCACACAGCAGGCCGCCGCCATGACCCTGACCGCCGACAACTTCCTTGCCTCCCCTGGCTTTCTGGCCATCGCCATTGAGGACGCCCTGAAACTGCTGGCGAAAACCAACGGCCAGACCTACGAACTGGCGCTGTCGGCCCTGACCAAGGAAGTGCCGAACGTGGTGCGTGAAGTCACCAAGCTGGTCAAGCTTGCTGCCGAGCATTGCGCGAAAGAGGCCAACGCCGGGCGGCTGTGATTCACCGTAAATAGTCATTGCGTCATATGACGCAATGACGCAAAATAAACCCAGGCATCACCACCCGAGCCATGGCCATGCAAGACCCCAACGACCCCGGCACCCTCTGTTTGATCGAGGCCTGCAAGCGCCCGCTGACTGCCGCACAGCGGCAGGAGCGCTTACGCAAGAAGCGCCGCGCGGAGCGGCTTGCCGGCCGGCGCATTCCGCTGGGTGACGTGACCCTGGCCGAGCTGCAGGAACTCAAGGCCGCCGTGGGTGCTGCCTGGGATGACACCACCGGCCCGCGCGGTGAGCTGCTGGCAGGCCTATGGAAGCGCCTTGACGCCGCCGAGCGTCGCGCGCTTGGCCAGGATCAATAACCGAAAGGAACCCGCCCCACCACCGAGGGGCACCCACCCACAAGCCGGCGCCGCCGGCAGGAGCTGAGCATGACGCAACCGGATAGCGAAGCCCCGGCACCGTTCGGGCAATGGATCAAAGTCGAGGATCGTCTACCGCCGAAGTTCGCCAATGTGCTGACGGCCAGCGCCGACGGCGTGGGGGTTCTGCGCTTCGGCAACAAGGAGTTTCACCGCCTGCCGGGCTACCCCGCAGTCACCCATTGGATGCCGCTGCCCGAGCCGCCCGACTGCGCATAACGGGACATTCGTTAAATAGACCCCCGCACGAGCCGACCCGCTGGTCGGCTTTTTACTGTCCACTGGATACCAGAAGGCCGGGGAGTGGCGTACCATTACCCGGCACACTGGCTTTACGCAGAGCCCGCCATTTAGGAGAACCCGAACCATGGCCGCGCGCACCCCCGAAGAAATCGACGCCGACCAGCGCGCCCGCGTCGATGCGGCTCTAACCCGCATGCCGAAGAACATCGCCACGCTGATCGAGCGCAGCCGCATGCGCCTGACCCTATGCCTGACCCTGCACACGCTGTTCACCGCCAGGCGCCGCGAGGACATTACCCGCGCCGCCGGTTACTTCAATGGCCTGGTGTTCGCCCTGAATATGGCCAGCGATATGGGAACCGTTTGGACGGCCGACGAGTGGAAGGTGTTGGAGGATTACGGCAACGAAATGGAGGCCCGCGCGCTGCTGGCTCTGGAGAGTGACGCATGACCGCCGCCGTTCGTGATCTGACCCGCCCGCTGCTGGGCTTTTGGGTGACCGAGGACATGCTGTTTGCCGCCGAGGATGCCGTCCAGGCGCTGGCCGTGGCGCAGGCGTTCGCCCCAGGGCTTGAGCCGTACACGCTTGACGACGTGCGCGAAGCCTTCCCCGCCGAGCTGCTGGAAACCGTGCTGGACGAACAGGGCCGCCGCTGGACGTTGCGCGGCCTGCTGCTGGCCAAGATCGAGCCGGGCTATGTGGCGGGGTATGAGCATTGAACGCGCCGCGTGACAGTAACGGGCCAGACTTTGCAGACGCCCGCCCGTTTGCGCCTTCCGCTATTGCTGCAGCGCATCGCCGTGACGTGCCCCCGCTGGTGTTTGAGCACGTCGGCGTCACTACCGCCGAGCGTGCCCGCGCCCTGTCTCGCGCCCATTTCGCGCAGCGCCTGCCAGCCCAGTCCAATGGGCAGCCTTCCGGCCAGATGGTTGAGGTGAAAGCCAACGAGCTGGACGGCGCCGCACTGGCCTGGGCGGTGGCGATTGCCGAGGGGCTTGCGCCGATCCTGCTGCCGCCGTGCTACGGCCTGCCCTGGCGGGTGGCGGTACAACAGGCGGGGCGACTGATCGCCTGGCGGCCCGAGCGTGACTGGTCACAGACCGGGCCGCTGCTCGACCAGTGGGGCAAGGGCTTCGGCATGGTGCAGGACGGCAAGCGCGAAACCTTCCGCGCGTATGCCTATGACCACAACTACTACTATCAGCGAATCGGCAGCGGGCCATCCATTCAGGTGGCGGCCTGCCGGGCGCGGGTCAAGGTGGTGATCGGCGATACCGTAAGCGTCCCGGCCGAGCTGGCCGTGTACCTGGAGGGCTGATGCGCCAGGCTTTCACCGAGGAAACGCTGCAGGCGCTGATTGCCACCGGCGCCGCCCGTGAGTTCCTGGCGCGCCGTGGGCCAGGCGGGCAAGGCTGGACCTTCGCCGTGCGGCTGGGCACGAATTGGCTGCCCGTGCGCTCGCGCCGCGAGCCGGTGCGAGTGTGGGCGAGCCTGACGGCTGTGGGACGCTTCGCCGAGGGGCTGGGGGTGCGCGACTTTCGCGTCGAGCTGTAGGCGTTACGGGTAACAGCGAAACGCAAGGCAAAGAAAAGCCCCGCACTGGCGGGGCTTGTTCGTTCCTGGGTGGGTCAGCGCGGCGCGTAGCCGGCATCGGCGAGCATGCGCTGCAGCTTGGCCACGCCGTCGCGTATGTCGTAGGCCTCGGCGTCGCTGACCGCACAGGCGCGCAGCTCGGCCCAGGACAGGCGCTTGACCAGCTGCGCCAGGGCCATGGCCTGGGTGCCGTCCAGCTCGGCCAGGCCGATCAGGTCGGGGTGTTTGGTGTTCTTCGCGGTAAGGACGAGGGCGGTGTTTGGCATGGGGCGGAACCTCATTGTTTGGGCGTCATGGCTTGCAGGATGACAAGGCGGCGGGCGCGGTCGCAACGCTCCATAAAGTTGATCAGCTGCCAGAAGGGGCGGCGCAGCAGATCGGCGAGCGGTAGGGATTCCAGGGCGGTATACTCTGCGGCTGACATAGCGGCTTACCTTTAGAGGGGTGGGGCGGTGTGTTACCGGGCGCCTGGGTGGTCGAAGACCCTGGCGCCCGATCCTTTCTCTTACTTGCGGGCCTTACCGGCGCCGCGGTTATCCATGTACTCGCGCAGCGCGTCGATCAGCATTTTGGTGGCGTTGGTCTGATGGTCGAGGCAGAACTGCTTAACCTCTTTTACCAGCTCGACCGGCAGCCGCTTGTTAAACGGCACGGTGGCGCCGGTTTCGGGTTTCTCGATGTTGTTACCGACTACGCCTACGGCCCGCGCCGTGGTAGGCGGGGTGCCTTTGCCGGCCGGGCGCTTGGGGGCGGGAACTTTGATTGTGGTCATGAGTGATACCTTTCGTTAATGCGTTATAGCACGCAAGCGTTATAGCGTTATTTGGTCAGATAGGCCAGGCGGTCGACGATGGCCTGCACATGGGCGGCGGCCTTCTCGCGGGGCGAGGGGTAGGGGGTTTCAACCATCGACAGGCCGGCATCATGGGCGCGGCGGTAGGCGGTCATTTCGTACAGGGCGCCGCCCAGCAGGTGGTAAGGGGTGGCGCCCAGGTAGGCGCGGGCCTCGACCAGCTCCTTGCCGCTGTCGCCGATGCGACAGAGGGCAATGGCGATCTTTTCAACCGGCACGCCCTGTTCGACCAGGCTGTTGGCCAGCAACACGGTCGGCTCCATATCATCGAGCCCGGTGCCGGTGGGCAGAATGAGCAGGTCAACCGCCATGCCCATTTCCACGGTGCCGGCATTGGCGCGCGGCTGGCCGTCGAAGATCGCCAGGTCTACGTCGTCGCCGATGCTCTTGAAGGCGCGGGCAAAGCTGCCGAACGTCTCGACCTGCAGGCGTGGCTCGATGCCGTAATGCTCGCGGCGGATGTTCCAGTTGTGTGAGGTGGACTGGTCGATGTCCAGATCGCAGATTCTGACCGCCCAACCTGCTGCGGCGTAGGTGGTGGCAATGGCGCGGCATTCCCCGCTCTTGCCTACGCCGCCCTTTTGTGCGGCCACTCCGATTGTCTGTGCCATGTTGAGCGCTCCCTGTGCTGGCGTTATTGCGCCATTGCGTTATTTAACGCGCACAGGGTACCGGCGCCCCATGGCAGGGCGCAAGCGTTATTTATAGATATGACGCAATGACGCTTGCGTTATGCGGCTGTGAGCTGCTGCCCGAGCTGTGCCTGCAGGAACACGACGGATTCGCGCGCGCCACGCCCGCGCCCGCTGCTGGCACGGGTGCTGCGCACGAGCGACGACGGCGCGCGACCGTTGCGGGGCATGCGCAGGCGCTGAGCAGGGCCGTGGTCGATGGCGCTGGCCAGGGCTACCAGCAGGCACAGGGCGCGGGGCAGCAGTACGCCCAGCACGAAGCCGCGGGCGATCATGTGCGGGTGAGTTTTGGCGCCCAGCTTGTCGCGCGCGTTCAGTTCGGCCGTGCGAATGGCGGCCGGGCTGTTGCCGGTGGCGGCTGCGATATCGGCCGGGCTGTTGCCGTTGGACAGCCCTTCGAGCACGGCCAGTTCCAGCGTGGTGAGGCTCTGCCCCGGCAGGGCGATCACGTCGTCAGTGTTGAGCGAGTGCATGGTGGCCGTCCTTGACCAGGGAAAGGGGGCGCGTCGTTTCGACCTCGATCACCAGGCGCGCCAGGTGCCGCAGGTTGTCCTTGATACCGCCGGCCATGCGCTCGATGTCTTCGAGGGCGCCGGCATGGTCGCCGGTTTCAATCGCGCGGGCCGCGGTGTTTTCAAGGGCGGCCATAAACGAGGCCTGCAGGTGCAGGCAGTGGCAGATCGAGTGCCGGGTGGCTTCGTCGAAGACCGAGAGCGGGCTGCCTGCCTCGGCGGCCTGGTGAGCAACTGCGTTATTCATGCGTTTTCCCTGCCGTGAATTAGTACACTTAAAGTGTATGTATTGGCGTTAAAAAGGCCCCTCTGACGGGGGCTTTGATCTCATTCTGTCATCATTCAGCGGCGCAGGTTAAGCGAAACCACGCGGCCGATTATCTGAAAGTCTGCCAGTTCCTCGGCCGTCAGCTGTTGGTCGGGGTACTGGTCTGAATCATCGGCGGCGATGGTGTAGGCGCCGTTCACCTCGGGGCGTATCCAGCGCAGCCAGACGTCACCATTGACCAGCAGGCCGAACAGGTCTTTGCCCTTGACGCGCGTCTGCCGTGTGTCAATGACGGCCCGGTCGCCGCGGCCCAGGGTGTCGCGCATGCTGTCGTCGATCTGTTTGATTACCAGCAGTTTCTCGACGGGCACGCCGAGTTCTTCAGCGAACGCCCGACGAAAGGCGAGCGAGTCGTCGGCGCCCTCTACCTCAAGCCGCTGCCCGTGCAGCGCGATGGTGCGCACGCTGGTCACGTAGTCACTGTCGGCGAAGTCGCGCCGCGGGACGTCCTCAAAGCCGGCCAGGTAGGCGGCCGAGACGTTGAAAATTTTTGCCAGATAGGGGAACAGGTGCAGGCTCGGGATTTTGGGTTCTATGGTGGTTTCCCAATTGGAAAACCGCGGCAACGACACGGCTTCGCCGGAGATGGCCGAGAGCTGCTGCGCCGCCTGGGTGAGGGTAAGCCCGCTGTCCTTTCTGCATTTGCGGATGCGTCCCGCAATCAGCTTTCGTAAGTCCGTCATGTAGCCAGCCACCCGACATTAGTTAAATCTGCGTTTAACTATACACGCAAAGTGGAAAAAAGCAGAAATAATGCTTGCGAAACGGGGCGCACATGCCATGATATTCACCATAAGTGAAAGGGGTGCGCTTACGGTGAATCTAAACGACTGGATAGACGAACAGGGTGGCTACGCAGCCGCTGCTGAAAAACTCGGCGAGGCCGTGCGCACCGTCGCCAGCTGGTATCGCTTCGAGCGTGCCCCGAGCTTTTCGGCTTCGGCAAATATCTTTCGTGAAACCAAAGGCCTGGTCGATTTCAACGGCATTTACATGCCGTTCGTTGAGGCCACGCAGAAGGGGCGGCGCAAGCCATGACCTGGGCGCGGCTGTCGGGCGCGTTCTCGGCGCAGGTCGCCGTGCGCAAGGTCGAGCAGCGTTTTGGCCTGGCCGGTTTCGCGCGCATGGTCAAGCTGATTGAGCTGCTGGCCACCAGCGCCGAGCGCAGCACCGGGCGGGTGACGATGCGCGCGAGCGATTGGCTCGATGCGCTGCAGATCGGGCGTCAGGAACTGGACGAGTTTCTGGCATTTCTGCAGGCCGCTGGCTGGCTGAGCGTCGAGCAGGGCGCCGACCCTGCAGCGCCGTTATCGGTGACGCTCGCTAATGCGGCGCTGTACCTGCCCGCCAATGATGGGCCGCAACTGTTTGTCGATCCTGTGCAGTGGGGCGACTGGTGCGCGGTCGAGCTGAGCTTTCCCAATTGGTTGATCCGCGACCCGCACACGCAGGGGCTGTTTCGCCGCTGGTGCGCCTCAAACGTCACGACGGGGGAAATGGTCGAGGCCGCCAAGGCGGCCGTCGCTGCCAGCGCACAGCTCAGCCCATCAGAGCTGCACGAACAGTTGCAGGCGATTCGTCGTCAGCGCATCGAGCAGGCGCGGGGCTGAACGTGAGCCGGCACTGCCGCTGCACCTCGCGCGCTTGTCAGCGCCGCTTTAAGGGCGTGCCTGGCGTGACGAAGTGCCCGGCCTGCTCGCGTATTGGCCGGCTGGATCGCTGGGCCGCCACGCGCCCCTGGCGCCTTACAACCTGTTACTGCGACGCCTACCACTTCCCGCATCGCCGCGAGGGCGGGGCGTGCGTGGGCGGCCGCGCCTGGCCCGAAATGCCAGGCATTGCATTGCCGTTTTGACTTTTGCCGCCCGGACGTTCCGGCGGCGTGATTGGGGGAATCTCTCGAATGATCATCATTGGACTGGTCGGCGGCAAGGCCTGCGACCGCGCCGAAATCGGCAAGCGGCTGGAACAGTTCGGCCGGCATCAGCTGCAGGTTGTGCCGTCTGCTGAAAGTCGCGCGCCTGGGGTCCGGCTCAAGGCGCTGGCTGCCGCCCTGGAAAAGGCATCCGGCAATCGTGAGTTGGGCGGCCTGGTGGTCACTGACGTGGTGACGCTGCCGGAGGCGGACGAAATCCGCCGGCGCGGTGGGGTGATCTGGCATGTGATGGGCACCCCGTCAGACCTGGTTCCGATCCGCCGCGACGACGCGCTGGTAACCCAGATGCAAGGCGGCTGCCGGCATTTTCTCGACCCGCTTGAGGCGTTGTCGGAACTGCTGCTCAAGACGGCGCGGGCGCACTAATGAGCGCCCAGCGACCGGCGGCAGCAGCCGGGCGTCGGCGCCGCGGCGCGCTCGATGCCTGGCTGGAGCAGTGGGCGCGCTGGCTGGCTGAGCCTGCCAGCCGCGGCGCGCTTGGCTGTGGCCGTTCGCTGTTGGCCCGCTGGATGGATGCCAGGGGGCATCTGATTTTTGGTGGCGGCGGGGCGAGCGCCCCGACTGACGGCATAGAGGCCGGCATCGAGCTGGCGGTACGCGAAATCGGCAAGGCAGAGCCCATGCGCGAGGCCGTGCTGCGCCTTGAGCATGACGCCGGCTGGTGGCTGGTGGTGCGCGAGCGCGGCCTCAAGGGGTACGACCCGCGCGGGCTGTGCCAGCTGAAAAAGGCGCTGCATTTGGGCATCAGCCTGCGCACGTATAAGCGCCGCCTGGCCGAGGCGCGTGCCGAACTGATCGAGCATCTGGGAGGAAGGGGCAAATGAGCCCGAGCGAGATAGACCTGATTGAGCGCCATTTCGGCCCATATTCCGGCCTGCCGGAGTACGGCCCGGCGCTGCGACTGATCGAACACGTCCGTGAGCTGCAGCGCTTCGTCGGCGATCTGGCTGAGCACTATGCGCGCCCAGGCGGCCCGGAAAAGACGGCCGAGCATTATCAGCTGGTCCGCCGCTGCGAGGCATTGCGGCAGCAGTTCCAGCCGGTTCGTGCGGGGGTGGCTTATGTGCGCAACTGAGGATTTCATTCGCCAGTGCGCCGCTGACGGCATGAGCAAGGCGGCCACGGCCCAGGCTCTGGGGGTGTCGACCAAGCGCTTTCGGCTGATGCTCGCCGCCCTGCCGCCGCTGGAGTGGAACCCGCGGCGTAGAGCCATCACGCCTGAGCAGCTGCAGTTTATACGCCGCTGCGCGGAACAGGGCATGAGTCGCACCGCCACGGCGCAGGCGGTCGGCATACCAGTGCCGTCCTTTCGCCGCCTGCTCAAGCACCTGCCGGCGTTCAATTGGCCAGGCCCTGGGCGGTCGGTCGATGCGCGCCGCGCCTACGCCGCCCGTGTTGGCGTGACCGATCCTGGCCTTCGGCGCCGTGCTGCGCTGGCCAGGGCCGCCAACCGCGAAAAGCACCTTCGCACGGTGCGCGGGGTGACCGGGACTCTGCGCGAGCTGGTGGCGCATTTCGAGACGCCAGTGGGCGAATGCACGATCCGCGCGCGCCTGCGAAAAGGCTGGCCGCTAGACCTGGCCATGTTCCGACCGCCGTTGCCGCCAGGCTATGCCCGCACCCTGCGTTCAACCTGGGAGGCTGTCGACGAGGCATTCGCCGGCAAGCCCGCACCGCAGTGCATGTGACAGTCACGAAACCAACCCCAACAGGAGCGCCCACGATGGCCCCACGTACCAGCACGAAAACCAAGGCGGCAGCCGAGCAGGCTGCAGCGACCAAGCCGCAGGACACGCCGAGCGGCGAGCAGCAGGAGCAGAGCCAGCAGCAGGGCACCCCGCCCGCCGCTGATCAAGGCAATGCGCAAGCCCAGGGCGACACGCCGGCCGATGGCCTGACCGCCGATTACATCGAGGCCGCGGGCTTCATCCTGAACGATGCGGGCGACGTGGTGGGCGCTGACGGGCTCGCGTTGCCGCCGGTGTTCGCGGGCGACAGCGGGGAAACGATGGTATTGCAGGCGCTGGTCTTGGCGTGTGTGCCGGCGCTGGCTCCTGCGGCCAATCAGGTTTCGGTGCTGACGGTTGACGTTGACGCTTCCGCGGTCACCCAGGCCATGAGCCAGGCCGGCGAGCTGATCGGCTCGCAGGCGGTCGCCGACGTGCTGGCCGAGCGCGCCCGGCAGATCAGCGAAAAGGGCTACAGCGCCGACAGCGATGCGCAGTATCAGAACGGCGAGCTTGCACAGGCCGCCGCGTGTTATGCGCTGTTTGCTTCGGGCCAGCAGGCGCCGCGCTCGGTGTTCAGCTGGCCGTTCAAGACGGAGGCTTTCCGCCCGCACGACCCGCGCCGCGCAATGGTGAAGGCCGCGGCCATGCTGCTGGCGGCCATCGAGGCGCATGACGCCCGCGCCGAGGCGTGATCTACATATAACGCTTTGACGCTTTGACGCATTCCGCGACTCTCTCCGATTCGATGCCCATTGCCATGGGTAGGGGAGCGTTGCGGCCAAGCGCCCCCGCCTGACCGGCACGGGGCGCCTATCTGGAGCCCCGACCGTGAGAAAAACCCTTCATATCAAGTTCAGCGAGGCCGAGGTTAAGCGGTACGCCGCCCAGCTCGACGTGCGCAACCTGCGCGACCCGCGAACGCCTGCGCTGCTGCTGCGCTTCACCGGCGACCACTCGCGCGCTTCCTGGCACATCATCCGCCACGTCAACGGCAAGAGCCCGTCCGTAAAGCTGGGTAACTGGCCGGACCTTTCCGTGCGCGCCGCCCTGGAGCTGCTGCCGAAGAAGCTGGCCGAGCTGACCGCCGACCCGGCCACGGTGGTGACGGTTTCCGGCTGGGAAGTGGTTGCCGACCTGTTGAAATGGTACGTCGACCGCCTGGCCCGTACCCGTAGCGTCTCGAAGAATTACAAAGCGACCGTGCGTTCTGTGGCGGCCCGTCACCTGCTGCCGCGCCTGGGCTCGCTGCGCCTGCTGGCGGTGGATCGCGCGGCGCTGGACGAGCGCCTGATCTGCCCAATGCAAGAGGTGTGCTGCCTGGCCTACACGCGGCAGGCCTTCGGGGTGCTGAAAAAGGCATTCAAACAGGCGCACAAACTCAAGATGCTGACCAGCAACCCGCTGGCGGACATGGTGTTCACCGACTTCATCAGCACGCCGATCCGCCCGAAGGGCACCGCGCTGCGCCCGCAGCAGTTGCCCGCGCTGCTGGATCGCCTGGCCGAGCTGTGGTCGACGCGCCCGGCCGATTCAATGCTGGCTCTGATGATGCTGTGCCATGGCACCCGTATCAGCGAAACCCGTGTCGCCAAGTGGGGGAATATCACCCTTGTTCAGGATGGGGAGTGGTTCCTGCCCGCCGAGGATACGAAGACCCGCAGCGACCACCGTTTGCCGATCACCCGCCAGCTGTGCGCGATCCTGACTGCCTATCGTCGCCATCAGAAGGCAAGGGGTTATCAGGGTGTTTATCTGTTCCCCAATGGCAAGGGCGAGCCGCTTTCAGCCGATCAAGCGCAAGCAGCATTTACCCGTATTGCGGATGGGGAGTGGACCAGCCACGACCTGCGCAAGATCGCCCGCTCAATGTGGGCTGACCTGGGCGTCGATTACCTGATCGGTGAGCTGTTGCTGAACCACGCGCTCGATGATCTGGACGCCGCCTATATCCACACCCATGCGCAGAGCCTGAAACGCGACGCCCTGGAACGGTGGCATTGCTACCTCGATCCGCGGGGCCTCTCTTTTTTTGCCACCGAGACAGAACCCGGACGGGTCGCAATGCTGACCCCGCCCGAAGCCAATAACCACGCGGCCCCGAGCGCCGTTTAGCAATCCATTACAAAGGAGGATGCTAGGACATGGCGAGCGAGAAGAAGACAATGGCGGTAGACCCTGCGGCCCCTGGCGGTGACTACACCTGCATTGAGGCTCGCCGAGGCCGCGAGGTTCTTTCGAGATCGAGCTGGTCTGGTCGAAAAAATTACAAGTCATGGCTGCAAAAGTGGTGGGCAGCTTGGGCGTATGGCGGGTATTGGCGGCGGATGTGCTGTGAGCATGCGCAGCTGTTCCGGCGAATTGGTGGGTCTGACGGGCTGCCCGTTGCGCGACCGGCACGGGTAAAGCATCTGGCGAAACTTGCGAAATATCAGCGCCGCGCGCTGTTCGGGAGGGGTTAGCTGTGACGCATAACGGCAAGCAGCTGCGCCCACGCGCCGGGCAGCCCGCCCGCCGCTCGGGCGGCTTGAATGAGGCCCAGCGTTGCACGCTGCGCATAAAGGAGGCCGAAGGCTTCCGACTGGTACGCGAGGAAGACGACGGGTGCGCCGTGATCTGCAAGGGAAATGACTGGCAGCTGATCCGCCAGAACGGCCGGGCGCATCGAGCATTGGGGGCAAGGCGATGAGCGTTACGGGTAACAGCGAAAAGAAGTCTGCCGTTGCGAAGCGGCAAGAGCGGCGCCGGGCCAAGCTCAAGGCGCAGCAGTTCAAGGAGGTCGAATTGATCCTGGGGCCGGCAGAGCAGGCGATGCTCGATGAAGGCCGCCAGGTGCGCGGCGGGGTCAATGGGCCGTATGACGTGACCGAGTACCTGTCTGCACTGATCCGCGAGGACAACCAGCGGTTGCATGGGCTGCTGGGCGAGGCGCGGCAGTACCCGTGCCGGCAGTGCGGCAAGCCGTTACCGCAAGGCTGCGGCGGGACGTTTAAAGGGGAGCTGGCGTGCCTGCACACGCCGACCGCGTGGAAGTTCGAGATACCGGCACAGGTGGAGGCGTGAGCCGGATGCGTTTCGCATGTAAGCCGGATGTCGCGACAGGGCTTGGCACTTTTCCATAGAGTTCTACCTAGCGTGGCGTGTTTGCGTTCACGGCCTAGACAATAACCCTCGAAACCCTCGGCAGATGCCGGGGGTTTTGCGTTTCTGGAGTGGTGCGGATGGTTCTCGACCAGACGAAAGCGGACCTGGCCGAGCGAATCGCGGCCATTCCACCGGCGACCTACGCGGGCGCCACACTGTTCGGTGTGCCTGTCAGTGAGCTGACCAGCTGGCTGATGTTCGGCTATGCGGTGCTGCTGATCGCCTGGCACCTCAAAAGCAAGTGGTTCGCCAATCCAGCAGCCCAGGATGGTGACTCGTGAAGCTGCCACGCGGGCTGGTACTGCCGCTGGCGGCTGGCTTCGCTCCGGTGCTGCTGGCCCTGGTGATGTTCTTCGAGGGGCTGAGCCTGACGGCTTACCGCGACACGGGCGGAGTGTGGACGATCTGTTACGGGCACACGGCCGGGGTGAAGCCCGGCGATGTGGCCACCCGCTCGCAGTGCATGGCCTGGCTATGGGAAGACCTGCAGGACGCCATCAGGACGGTCGATCGCCACCTAAAGGCGCCGGTGGGCTGGCTTTGCCGCGTGTCGCATGTCGACTTTACGTTCCAGATGGGCCGCGGCCGCTATGTGCCGTCGACCCTGCTGCGGCGTACCAATGCCGGCGACCCGGCGGCGCCTGACGAGTTTCTGCGCTGGGTGTACGTCGGCGGCCGCGACTGCCGCGACCCGGCGAACAACTGCGGCGGGGTCGTGACCCGCGCGCAGGTGCGGCGCGAGCTGTGCCTGGCTACGCCGTGACGCGCCGATACTCAGTGCGTTTCGCTGATGGGCGAACCGCCACGGTGATTGATACCGAGCAGACGCCGCAGGCGCAGCTGGTGGCTGCCATACATGCGCAGTTCAGCCGGCCCGGATATGTGATTGAGGTGGTGCGATGTTGAGAGTGGATTTGCTCGGGGTGCTGGTGGTGGCCTCGCTCGGCGCCGCGATCTGGACGCTGGACCATGCTCGCGGCGTCAATGCCTTGCAGGCTCAGCAGATCGCCGCCCTGGAAGCTGAGGCAGCCCGCACGGATGCCATCATCGAGCAGCAGGCCGAGGCGCTGGCCCGTCAGCAGGAGACAGCCAAGGCGCTCGGCAAGATCGGCGCCGACATGGCCCAGCTTTCCAGCCTGCTCGACCAGCAGGGCGACACCCTGGCCGCCGGCCTTGAGGAGCTGAAACGTAATGACCCTGATGCGCGCGAGTACCTGCGCAGCCCTGTGCCTGCTGCTGTCGGCATGCGGCACGCCCGCCCCGAAACAACTGACATTGGCGCCTACCGAGCGAGTGCAGGCAGCGTGCCCCGAGCTGACGCTGTGCCGGCTGCCGGGCAGGACCGCTCCGCGAACCAATGAGGAATTCGACGCCGCCCTGGTGCAGACCGAGGCGGCGCTGCTGCAGTGTGCGGCCAAGGTCGACGGGTGCGTGCGCAAGCAGAAGGCAGCGGCCGATGCCGCCCCGCGCTAAGCGTGGGTGCCGGGCGCCGATGTGCCCAGGCCTGACCCAGGAGAAGCACGGCTACTGCGCCGCGCATGAGTACCTGGCCAGCGGCTGGAATGCACCGGGCCGCGGGACTGCCGAGCAGCGCGGCTATGGCGCGGAGTGGCGCAAGCTGCGCGCCACGGTCCTCAAGCGCGATGGCTACCGCTGCCGCTGTGAGGAATGTACCCAGCTCGGCCGAGTGCTGCCGGCAACCGAGGTTGACCACCGCCAGGCCAAGGCCGAAGGCGGCACCGATGACCCGTCAAACCTGTTCGCCATCAACGCCGATTGCCACAAGCGCAAAACGCGCGAGGAATCGCAAAGAGCGGCAGCAAGAGCACGCGAAATTCGCCACGAGCTGTGACGAAACGCCATCAATTCACCGCATGAACACATGAGCGCCGAGCCTTGCAGGGCTGCCGGCCCCGAACTGCACGCGCGTCGAAAATGCACCGAAACGGTGCCGAACGTCGCCGAAGGGTAGGGGGTGGGTAAATCTCTGGAGGTTCGGCGCTTAAACACCGCGTCCCCAATCGTTTTCTTACGCCCGCGAAATAAAAAATCCCAGGGTGGCGGCTAGGGGAGTGCGTCATATGACGCAATAACGCAATAACGCAGGAGCGTCGAGGATGACCCAGCGCGCCAAGGGAGGCGGTCGGAAGCCGAAGCCGACCGCGCTGAAACTGCTGCAGGGCAACGCCGGCAAGCGCGCCCTGCCGAAGAACGAACCGGCGCCCGAAGCACTGGCCGAGGTGCCCGAGCCGCCCGAGTGGATGGGCGATATCGCCGCCGAAATCTGGCGCAGCGTCGCGCCCTGGCTGGTGGCCACCAAGATCATGGCGGCCACCGATCTGCACAACCTCGAAGCCTTCTGTATGGCCTACCAGCGGTGGCGCGAGGCGCAGGATTGCATCGACAGGAACGGCCTGGTGGTCACCGGCGCCCAGGGTGGCCCGATGAAGAACCCGGCCTGCACCGTCGCCAACGAGTCGTTGCGGCAGGTGGCCACGTTCGGCGCCGCGCTCGGGCTCGACCCTTCGTCGCGGGCCAGGCTGAAACCGGCCGGCACTGGCGAGAAGAAAAACCCCTTCGAGCTGCTGCGCGGAGGCAAGACCGGATAACCCATCATGGCCACATACCCAAACGTCAACGCGGCGGCGAAGTACGCGCGCGACGTGGTAAGTGGCCGGATCGCGGCTTGCCAGTACGTCAAATGGGCGTGCGCGCGCCACCTCAACGACCTTGAGGCATCCAAGCGCCGCGCCTTCAAGTGGCGATTCGACAAGGACAAGGCCGAGGCGGTCTGCCTGTTCATCCAGCTGCTACCGCATGCCAAGGGCAAATGGGCGGCGAAAAAGGAGCTGATCGTTCTGCAGCCCTGGCAGCTGTTCATCTTCTGCAGCCTGTTCGGCTGGGTGAGCAAGAAAACCGGGCTGCGCCGCTTCCGTGAGGCGTACTGCGAAGTCCCGCGCAAGAACGGCAAAAGCGTCCTTGCCGCCGGCCTGGGCCTCTGGATGTGGGGCATGGACGGCGAGTTCGGCGCCGAGGTCTATTGCGGCGCGACCACCGAAAAGCAGGCGCTTGAGGTATTCCGCCCGGCCAAGCAGATGCTGGCACGCACGCCCGAACTGGTGTCTGCCTGCAGTGCCGAGGTCATGGCCCGGTGCCTGTCGATCCCGGCGGACGAAAGCCGGTTCGAGCCCGTCATCGGTGACCCTGGCGACGGTTCGTCGCCCAGCTGCGCCCTGGTCGACGAGTACCACGAACACGACAGCCCCGCGCTTTACGAAACCATGCTGACCGGCATGGGCGCCCGCGACCAGCCGCTGATGTTCGCCATCACCACGGCGGGCTTCAACGTCGCCGGCCCGTGTTACATCCACCGCGGCCAGGCCATTGACATGCTCAAGGCCTCGGCCGGGATTGGCGATCTGCACAATGACGAGCTTTTCGCCATCGTCTACACCCTGGACGATGGCGACGACTGGCAAGACCCGGCCAACCTGCGCAAGGCCAACCCGAACTATGGCGTGTCGGTCAGCGAGGAATTCCTGCTCAAGCGCCTGCAGGACGCAAAGCGTTACCCGTCACGGCAAAACGCATTCAAAACCAAGCACCTCAACATATGGGTGTCGGCGGCGCATGCCTGGCTCAATATGAGCGACTGGGCCGCCTGCGGCGATTCATCGCTGCGCCTGGAAGACTTCGCCGGCAAGCCCTGTTTTATGGGCGTCGACCTGGCGAGCAAGTCCGACATAACGGCCGTAGTGCTGGTGTTCCGCGACAAGATCGAGCAGCCCGAGGGCAGCGGCAAGCTGCGCGACAGGTGGACGGTGTTTTGCCGCTCCTACCTACCGGAGGGCGCGGTCGAGCGCGCTGGCCCCAACCAAACGGCCTATGAGGGCTGGATTGCTGACGGAAAGCTGCTGACTACGGACGGCGATGAAACCGACTTCGACGTGATCCGCGAGGATATCCGCGACCTGTGCGAGCAGTTCGCCGTCGAGGAGATCGTTTACGACCAGTACCGCGCCACCCAGCTCGGCCACCAGCTGCTGAAAGACGGCGCCAACGCCGTGCAGTTCGGCGGCGGCTTCGCGCTATGGAACATGCCCATGCGTGAGGTCGAGGCGGCGCTGCTGTCTGGTCGCTTCCGTCACGGCAACGATGGCCCGCTGACGTGGATGGCCGGCAACGTCGTGACGCGCGAACGCAAGGGCCTGCTGATCCCGCAGAAGGCCGACGAAGGCAAAACCAACATGCGCAAGATTGACGGCATGGTCGCCGCGCTAATGGCCATGTCGCGCGCGATGCTGCGCGATGCGCCTGATGAAAGTGAGTCGCTATCCGACCACCTCGAAACCCACGGCATACGGACCCTGTGATGACTGAAACGACCGCCCCACGGGCACGGCTCGGCCGCGCCCGCGCCGCCGTGCGCGCCTTCGCCGGCGCCGCCCTGCGCGCCGCTGCTGGTGGCCTGTCCGATGCTATCGGCTGGCTGGGCCTGGCCTTGCTCGGCCGCGGCCTCTGGCTGGCCTTTGGCGAGGCCTGGGCGCTGATGGGCGTCGGTTCCATCCTGCTGCTGGTTTCGCTGGCCGCGGCTGGTTTCGCCAGCCCTGCCGCGAGAGGTGACGGCTGATGTTCAAGATGCTGCGCAAAACCAACATCACCCCGCTGGATACGCCCCAGGCGCTGGCGGCGGCGATTGGCACCGAGTACGGCACCTTTGCCGGGCAGCGCGTAACGGCGCAGCGTGCGCTCCAGCTGGCCACGGTATTCAGCTGCGTGCGCGTGCTGGCCGAGTCGGTCGGCATGCTGCCCTGCAAGCTCTACAAGCGCTCCGGCCGCGGTCGCCAGCTGGTGGAGGACCACCCGGTCGCCAACCTGCTGTCGCTCGCCCCGAACGACTACATGACCAGCCAGGAGCTTTGGGAGCTGCTGGTGGCCTGCCTCGCGCTGCGCGGCAACTTCTACGCCTACAAGGTCCACGGCATTGGCGGCAAGGTGGTCGAGCTGCTGCCGCTCGACCCTGGCAGCGTGGTGCCCAAGCTGACCGAGGATTGGGAGCTGGTCTATGAAGTCACCTGGCGAGACGGCCGAAAGGAGACGCTAACCCAGGCAAAAATCTGGCATGTGCGCCTGCTGACCCTGGACGGCGTAACCGGGCTGAATCCGGTTGCCTACGCCCGCCAGGCCATCGCCCTGGGGCTTTCGACCGAGGCCCACGGCGCCCAGCTGTTCGCCAATGGCGCCGTGACCAGCGGCGTGCTGAGTACCGAGCAGAAGCTGACCGACGAAGCGTTCGGGCGCCTCAAGAAGCAATTCAACGAGGAACACAGCGGCCTGACCAACGCGCACAAGCCCATGGTTCTGGAAATGGGCCTGAGCTGGAAGCCCGTCAGCCTGAACATGGAAGACAGCCAGTTTCTGGAGACGCGCAAGTACCAGCGTTCGGAAATCGCCGGTCTGTTCCGCGTGCCGCCGCACATGATCGGTGATCTGGAGCGCGGCACCTTCACCAACATCGAGCATCAGGGCGCCGAGTTCCTGAACAACGCCCTGGTGCCAATCCTCACCCGCATCGAATCGCGCGTGCGTGTCGGCCTGCTGACCGATGCCGAGCGCGCCACCCATTACGCCAAGTTCACCACCGCGGCACTGGTCCGCGGCGACCTCAAGGCGCGGATGGAGGCGTACGGCAAGGGCATTCAGTGGGGCATGTACTCGCCAAACGACTGCCTCGAAATGGAAGACATGAACCCGCGCGAGGGCGGCGACGTGTACCTGACCCCGATGAACATGACCACAAACCCCGAGGCAACCGATGGAAATCAAAAGACTTAACGTCCCGCTCGACCTCAAGGCGGTCAGCGCTACCGGCGAGTTCGAGGGGTATGGCTCCGTCTTCGGCGTCAAGGACCACGGGCTCGATATCGTGCTGCCGGGCGCCTTCACCAAGTCGCTGGCCGAGTGGAAGGCGAAAGGCAAGCTGCCGCCCGTGCTCTGGCAGCACGACACCGACGAGCCAATCGGCCCGCACACTGAAATGCTTGAGGACGAAAAAGGCCTGTATGTGAAAGGCCGCCTGCTGATCGATGACGATCCCCTGGCCAAGCGCGCCCATGCTCACATGCTGGCCGGCAGCGTCACCGGGCTGTCGATTGGCTACATCCTCAAGGATTGGGAGTGGAGCAACGAAAAAGGCGCCTACCTGCTCAAAGAAATCGAGCTGTGGGAAGTGTCCGTTGTCACCTTCCCGATGAACGAAGCGGCCGGCGTCACCGACGTGAAATCGGCCCTGGCCCGCGGCGAAGTCCCGGCGCCGAAAGAACTGGAGCGAGCCCTGCGCGAGGTAGGGCTATCGCACACCCAGGCCAAAGGCCTTATGGCCAAAGGCTACAGCGGTCTGCGCCCGCGCGAGGCGGATTCGGACAGTGCGCTGCAATCCCTGAAAACCCTACTTGACCGAATCCCTACAGCATAAGGAGGCCCATTCATGGCCGTAGATAAGCAAGATATCGAACAGGTCGCCGAGGAACTTGGCGCCCGCTTCGAGCAGTTCAAGAAAGCCAACGATGCCCGCCTCGATGGCATCGCCCAGGAAAAAGGCAAGCTCGCCGAAGGCGTCGAGAAGATCAACGCGCGCCTGTCCGAGCTGGACGAAATGAAAGGCTCGCTCGAAACCCTGCTCAAGCAGGCCAACCGCCCGAACGGTGGCGGCGGTATGAGCAAGGAGCAGGCCGAGCATAAGAGCGCTTTCGGCGCCTTCATCCGCAAGGGTAACGAAGACGGCCTGCGCGAACTCGAACGCAAGGCGCTGAACACTGGCACCGACGAAGACGGCGGCTTTGCCGTGCCGGAAGAACTCGACCGCACTCTGATCGAGCTGGCCCGTCAGGATGTGGTGATGCGTCAGGAATGCCGCGTTATCTCGGTCGGCGGCGCGGGCTATCAGAAGCTCGCGAACCTGGGCGGCGGCGGTGGCGGCTGGGTCGGCGAGCAGGACGCCCGCCCGGCGACTGCCACGCCGAAGCTGGCCCAGGTAAAGCCAACCTGGGGCGAGCTGTATGCCAACCCCCAGGCGACGCAGACCATGCTCGATGATGCGTTTTTCAACATCGAAGACTGGCTGACCACCGAGCAGCAAACCGACTTCACCGAGCAGGAAGAAGCGGCGTTCAGCTACGGCAACGGCATCAACAAGCCGAAAGGCCTGTTCGCCCATGCGACCACTGCCGAGGCTGATAGCGCCCGCGCGTTCGGCACCCTGCAGCACCTGCTCACCGCCGGCGTGAATGTGACAGCCGATGACCTGATCAAGCTGGTTCACACCCTGCGCAAGCCGTACCGCAACGGCGCCAAGTGGATGATGAACGGCCTTTCGGTTCAGGCGGTGCGCCTGCTCAAGGACTCGCAGGGCAACTACCTGTGGCGTCCTGGCCTGGAAATGGACGCCCCGTCCGTGCTGCTCGGCTACGGCATCGCCGAGAACGAGGAAATGCCCGACCTGGCAGCAGGCGCCCAGGGTATCGCCTTCGGCAATTTCAAGCGGGCTTACACCATCCTCGACCGCATCGGCACCCGCGTGCTGCGCGATCCCTACACCAACAAGCCGTTTGTAGGCTTCTACACCACCAAGCGCGTGGGCGGCATGCTGGAGAACTCGCAGGCGGTCAAGCTGCTGCAGCAGGCCGCGGGCTAACCCCACCGGAGCAGGGGCGAGCAATCGCCCCTGTCAGCCATGGACCTGACCCAATACGTCACCGCTGAACAGCTGCGCATTCAGGCCCGCTTAGAGCCCGATGACGCCTCGCTCGACGGCACCCTGCAGCTGTACGCCAAGGCGGCCTTTCGGGCTATCGAGGCGGGCACGGGGCGCAAGCTGTATCCGCCGGGCGTCGACCTGCCGGCCGATGCACCGGAGAACGCCCTGCAGGCCAACGAGGATATCCAGCTGGCCATGCTGATGATGGTGGCGCACTGGTTCGACAACCCGTCGGCGGTCAACGTCGGCAACATCACCAGCGAGATTCCGCTGGGTTACCGCTTCCTGACTGATCATTACCGCTGGGTAAACCTATGAGCCTGCGCGACCGCATCCTGATCGAGCGCGAGAGTTCGGCGCCCGGCCCTACCGGCGCCCCGGTCAAGGCCTGGCAGCCGCTGTGCCGGCCCTGGGCCGAGGTCAAGGGTGTTTCCGGTCGGGCGTTTCTGGCTGCAGGCGCCGAGCAGTCGGAGGTCACCTTCGAGATTCGCATGCGCTACCGCGCAGACATTACCGCCGGGCTGCGCGTGACGCATCACGGCATCACCCTGGAAATCGTCGCCCCGCTGCCGGATGAACGCCGCCAGTGGCTGCGCCTGATGTGCAAGACGGTGAAACCATGATCAAGCAGAAGAAGCCGGCGCAGATTGTCGTGATAGGCGAGGGCACGCGCGCCCGCGTCGAGCTGGATGGGCTGAATATCTCCCGAATGTGCAGCGCCGTTACTGTCACGCATAAAGCTAACAATGCGTCGACTGCCAGCCTGACCCTGCACGCCGGCGCGGTGCGGATTGAGTCGCGCGGCGCTGTGTGCGTCGACGGCTCCGACCTCCCTGAATCGCTAGAGCTTGCTTTGCTTGAGTACCTGCAGAGCAAGCACGGCGGCCGCTGCTGATGGACGTATCACTAGACGTGATCGGCCTCGATGCCCTGGCCGATGACTTTCTGGAGCTGAGCCAGGCCCTGCAGCGCAAGGTGGCACGCGAGGCCGTGCTGGCCGGTGCTCGGGTGGCGCGCGACAAGGTGCGCGAGTCCGCGCCGGTGCGAACCGGCAGGCTCAAGCGCGGCACCGTGGCCAGCGTGGCGCGGCGCAGCGATACCCCTGGCGAAGCTGTTGCAGGCGTCAGGATCAGCGCACCGCGCAGCGACAAGCAGGCCCCGTTTTACTGGAAGTTCATTGAGCTGGGCACGCGCCACATGCTCGCGGCCCCGTTCATCCGCCCAACCTGGGACGCCGCCCTGCCCATGATCGAGGGCGCGACCATCAGCCGCCTGGCGGCTGGCATCGACAAGGCCATCACCGGCCTCTGAGGCAGCCAATGTTCTTGGAAGAATCGCTATATGCCCGCCTGGGCCCGCTGGCGGCTGGGCGGGTGTTTGCGGGCGTCGCGCCCGCGGACACCGTGAGGCCTTACATCACTTACACCATTGTCGGCGGCACCGAGGGCTTCACCTTCGGCGGGCCGGATGGCTCCGCGCGCGCCCAGGTGCAGGTCGACGTATGGGCCGCCGAACACCTGCAGGCCCTGCAATTGGCCAAGGCCGCCTTCGACGAACTGACCCGCTACCCGGCGCCCGGCTTTGGCTGCGGCGGCGTCCAGCGCCTGCCCGATGACCGCGAAAGCGACCTCTATGGCATCCGCTGGGAATACACCCTAACCCCCGAGGAGTAACCCCGCATGAGCGAGAAGAAATCGAAAAGCCAGTCGGCGCTTGGCCTGCAGCTGGGCATGACTGATACCGTGCAAACCGACCCCGCCGCCGCGGGTCTGGAATACGTCGAGCTGAATGTAATCATCAAAGATATCGACCTGCAGGACGGCCAGACCGACGAGCATGAAACCACCACCTTTGCCAGTGACGTCAAGGAATACGAAGGTGGCCTGTCCGACTCGGCCAACGTCACCCTGGCTGGCAACTGGGCGCAAACCGACCCGGCGCATAAGACTGTGATGAAGGCCAAGGGCGATGCCGGCCTGCGCGCCTTCCAGATCAAGCACAAGGACGGATCGACCGGCAAGTTTCTCGGCTTCGTCAAGCAGTACACCTACAAAGCCGGCGCCGGCGGCATTCTGGCTGCCACCTTCATGGTGCGCGTGAGCGGCGCGGTGATCTGGGCTGATCCCGTGGTGACGCCGTAATGGCGGCCCGCAAGGCGGCGCCCGCCGCCTCGCTGCGCGCCCAGGTGGTGGACCCGTTCCGCAACCTGAAAAGCGAAGTCGTCGATGTGCCCGAATGGGGCGCCAAGGTCGTGGTGCGCGGCCTGAAACTCGGCGAGTGGCGCGAGTACAACCGCATGGCGGCCCTGCTGTCGCCGGCGCAGGCCGAGGGTGATGCCCAGCCCGCTGCCGAGCGCGAGCGCGAGCCCTGGGAAGCCTTCGGCATCGACGCGCTCTATGCGTTCGTGGTGGTGGTCAGTCTGCACGACGAGAACCGCGCCCCGGTGTTCAGTGCTGAGCCGGTCCAGCGCGCCAAGGACGTGGCCGAGGTGGCTGCGACCTTTTCCGCCGTGCATGACCGCCTCGCCGCCAAGGCCTTCGAGCTGAGCGGCATCGGCATGGCCGAGAAGGGCGAGGCGCCACCCGATCCGGTGGACGAAGCGGGAAACGGCTAAAGGCGGAGCCTGGGTTAGCCTTCGCGCTGACCCTGTGCCTTCGCCTGGGCAAGACCCTCGGCGAGCTGGATCAGATGCCCGTCGAGGAATTCAACATGTGGCGTGCCTATGACCGCGAATCGCCCATCGGCGATATGCGGCATGATGTCATGGGGGCCATCATCGCCGCGGCACCGCTGCAGGCGGCCGGGGCGAAAGTTTCCGCGGCCGACATGCTGCCGCCCTGGGCGCGTGTCAGCGACGAACAGGCGCCCGAGGATGCGGAACCGGCAGACGCTGCCGAAACCTTCTTCGCCTTCCTGCGCGGCCGTGCGGCCGTGACAGCGAGCGAAGCCAACGCAACACCCAACAAGGAGCAACACCCGCAATGAAACGACTGTTAACCGCGGCCCTGGGCTGCCTCGCCGGCCTGACCTTTTCCGCGCTGGCCCTGGCCGCCCCGGCGGACGGCTACGACGCCGGCATGCGTGCCGGTATGGAGCTATCCAAAACCATGCTCGGCGGTGCCTACGCCGCCGGCATCACCGCCTGCCAGGATCAGGCGCGCGTCGTCACCCTGGCCGCCGAGGCCAAGGCCCGCGGCCTGACGCTCGACAAGGCCGGGCCGACCTTCGACCAGACGCCCGCCGGGCCGGTGGCTCGGCGCGTGTATGCCGGCGAACTGGAACCGCACCCCGCCGCGCTCGACCACCTGAACGACTGCCTGACGCGATTGCGCGCAAAGCTCGAATAGCCCGCGTTACCCGTCACGCCCAAAAGCCCGCCCCGTGCGGGCTTTTCTGTTTCTGAGGAATGCCCATGTCTGGACAAACGCTCCGCTCGCTGGTGGTCAGCGTTTCGGCTGAAACCAGTTCCTATCAGCGGGAAATGGCGCGAGCCAGCCGCATGGGGGCCAACTACCTGCGCACCATCGGTGACGGCAACCGCCAGGCCGCGGCCGGGTGGCGGGCGCAGCAGGCGGCGATTCAGGCGCAGAACAGCGCCCTGGCCGAGCTGACGGCCAACGCCGGCAACTACGCCCGCGCCATGCTCGGCGCGCTGGCGGTCGGCAATGCCGTGGCCGAGGCCGACAACTGGGGGCAGGTGGCGTCGCGCCTGAAGATGGCCACCGCCTCGCAGGAGGAATACCGCGCCGTCTCCGAGAAGCTGATGGAGATCAGCGACCGGACCTACAAGCGTTACAGCGACCAAGCCGAACTGTTCATCACCTCGGCCAAGCGCATGCGCGACCTCGGCTACTCGACCGAAACCGTCACCGGCTTTGTCGACGTGCTGGCCTCGGGCCTCACGCTGAGCGCGACCAACGCCGAAAGCACCACCGAGGTCATCAAGGCCGCGGGCGAGGCGGTCGCGCTGGGCAAGCTGCAGGGCGACCAGTGGCAGGCCATGCTGACCAAGGCCCCGGCCATCGTCGAAGCCCTGGCCGAGGCCCTGGGCGTCACCAGCGCCGAACTGGAAAACATGGCGCGCAATGGCGAGCTGGTCACCTCGAAGTGGCTGCCCGCGCTGATCAGCAAGCAGCAGGAACTTGCCGACAAGACCGAGGCCATGCCGACCACGGTGGCCGATGCGCTTACCCGGCTGTCCAACCATTACGCCCGCTGGCTGGGTGAGCAGAACGAAGCCAGCGGCGCCACCGCCAACCTGGCCGAACTGATCAACCTGCTGACCGACAACCTCGACGGCCTGGCCGTGGCGGTGCTGGCGGTCGGCGCCGGTGGGCTGACCAAGTGGGCGGCTACCTCGACCGCCGCGCTGCTGGCGGAAATCAACGCCGTGCGCGCATCCATTGGCGCCAACGTCGGCCGCGCGAAAGCCCAGCTCGACGCCGCCAATATGGCGGTGCGGCATACCCAGGCCGAACTCGCCAGCGCCCAGGCGCACGCCCAGGCGACGCGCTTTACCGATGCCCACACCGCCGCGCTGTCGCGCCTGCGCCTGGCCAAGCTGGCCGACCGCGAGGCGACCCTGGCCCAGGCCACGGCACAGACCGCCTACAGCCGCGCCGCGGCCGTGGGCAGCCGCGCCGTTTCCGGGCTGCTCGGCGCCTTGGGCGGCCCGATGGGGCTGGCCATTCTGGCGGCCGGTACGGCGGCCAGTTTCCTGCTGTTCGCCGATCACGGCGACAAGGCCGCCACCGCCGCAGTGGATCTCAAGCGCCCTATCGCCGAGCTGCGCGAGGAATGGGAAAAGCTCGCCGACGTCCAGCGCCGGCCGATGATCAACAACCTGTTGCAGCAGCAGGCGCAGGCCCAGCAGGCGGCGCGCGATGCCCTGGCCGGGATTGGCCAGATCACCAGCGCGCCGGACCTGTACAGCAACAACTTCACCGCCTCGCGGCGTGACCGCGTAGCGGCTACCAAGCAGTTCGGTACGCGCGTGCGTGCCGGCATGGATGTGGACGAGGCGACCCAGGCGCTTATCGAGGCCGTGGGGCCGAGCGAGGAACTGCGCGCGCAGATCGAGCAGCTGGCTGCCAGCTACGTCGAACTGATCGCGCAGAGCCGCCAGGCCGGCGCTAGCGCGAACGAGCTGCAAGGTCAGATGCAGGGCCTTGGCGCGGCCATGGAAAACGTGGTCAGCCTGTCGCCCGAACTGGCCAGCGGCTGGGAAAAGAAAATCGCCAACCTGGCCGAGCAAACCGCCAAGCTCAAGGACGCCAGCGCCCTGGGCGAGGTCAACCGGCAGATTGCGGCCGATGGCCTGGAGGACACCGCCGCCGGCCGTGCCCTGGCCGAGCGCGCCCGTGCCGCCGCTGCCGCGGTGGACGCTGAGCAGAAGCTGAAAACCGCCCGCGAGGAAGCCGCCCGCGCCGCCAAGAGCAGCGCCGAGGAAGCCGCGCGGGCGGTCAAGCAGCTGAACGACGCCCACGCCCGCACCCTGGCCACCCTGCAGCAGCAGGTCGCCATGCACGGGCAAAGCACCGAGCTTGCGCGCATCCGCTACGCGACCACCGAAGGCGAGCTAAAGGCGCTGACGGCGGCGCAGAAAAGCGAACTCGAACGGGCTGCCGCGGCCAAGGATGCGCTCGATGCCCAGCAGGCATACAAGAGCCTGATGGAGGGCGCGCAGACCGCCGAGGAACGGCTGCTGTCGCAGATGCGCGAGCGTGTGCGCCTGCTCAACGAAGCCCGCGCCGCCGGCGGGGTGACGCCCGAGCAGTACGACGCTGCGCGCGACCAGTTCAGCAAAGCGGCCATCAGCAAGGCGCCGCCCTTCGGCGGCCTGGACGCCAGCGTAGGCGGCCCGGCCGGCGAGCTGGTGAAGGTGGCGCAGGCCGAGCAGGAGCTGGCCAAGTGGCGCGAGCAGGAGCTGGCCCGGCAGAAAGCGTTCCTCGACGAAAAGCTGATCAACGAGACGCAGCACGCCGAGCGCGTGGCCGAAATCACCGCCACCAATAACGACAAGCTGGCCAGCCTTGGCGATGCCTACAAGGTCGCCACGCTTGGCATGTTTGCGGACGTGACGGGCCAGGCTGCGGACATGATGAAGCAACTGGCCGGCGAAGGCTCGGCGGCTTACAAGGTGATGTTTTTGGCCAGCAAGGCGGCATCGATCGCCCAGGCAGTGGTGAACACGGAAGTTGCGGCCACCAAGGCGCTAACCATTGATCCCACTGGCACTATGGCGGGCATCATCCGCGGGCTGGGGTATGCCTCGGTGGGCATGATCGCTGCCACCTCGATCATGGGCATGGCGCATGACGGCATCGACAACATCCCGCGCGAAGGCACCTGGCTTCTGGATCAGGGCGAGCGCGTGGTGGATCGGCGCACGAACGGCGACCTGAAAGCCTTCCTGTCCCGCCAGCCGGCCGCCAATGACGCCGCCCGCACTGGCGGGGCGGCGCCGGTGGTGCATATCAGCATCACCAACGAGGGCGGCGCCGAGGTGGAAACGCCGGCCGGCATGGAGCAGTTCGGTGCCGATATCGGCCGCTTTGTCGACCAGCGTTACCAGCAGTTGCTCGCGCGCGATCTGCGCACCGATGGCGCCATCGGCCGCCACCTGAACGGGAGACGTTAATGCCGCTTGAAACCTTCACATGGTCGCCGCGCCTGGGCGCGACCGGCACCGAGGATGAACGCACCCGCCGGGTGCAGTTCGGTGACGGTTACGCCCAGTCGGTGGTCGACGGCATCAACGCCACCACGCACAGCTGGCCGCTGACGTTCACGGGTACGCCCGAGTACCTGCAGCCGATCCGCGCCTTTCTGCGCCGCCACGGCAAGGCCAAGGCCTTTCTCTGGACGCCGCCGCTGGGCGAGCTGGGCTTGTACCAGCGCAGCGAACTTTCCCTGACAGGGCATGGCCGGGTTTACACCCTGGCCGTGACCTTCGAAACCGCATACCACCCGTGAGGCACGCATGCCACAACAGATCATCAACCTCGGCGCCACCGGCAGCGGCGCCGGCGGCGACAGCGCCCGCACGGCGTTCGAAAAGGCCATTGCCAACTTTGCCGAGCTGTATCCGGCGGCACTGCCCGGCACGGCGGCGCAGAAGCAAGCCGCGCGGGATATGTTCGGGCTTGGGACGGCGGCGACGAGGGCCGCGCAGGTGAATGCGTTGGACGGCGTTAACGGCATGTTGCTTGCCTATGGGGCATTCGGCCTGGGCAAGCAGCTTTATGCCGGACAGATGGATGCAAACGCTTACGAAAGCTCTGGTTTTTACGGGCTGAATAGCGGCACGCCGGTGGACTTTCAAAATTTCCCAATCGGCGCTAGCCCATCCCGCGGCATGTTGTTTGTCACCGGCGACACAGGCTCATCCTACTGCGCGCAGATATACCTTGACCGCGTTTATAACAAGGCTTGGTTTCGCACCAAGTCCGGGACGTGGGGCGCATGGGTGGGCATCGGTGCGGAGTACGGGAGCAATGCGAACGGCGACTATGCACGATTCCCGAACGGCCTGCAGATTTGCTGGGTGAGGAACCTGACGATAGATATAAACGTAGCGGCAGGCTCGCTTTTTCGGGGCCTTGTCAGTTGGGAGTTCCCGGCCGCATTCATCAACTCGGCCCCCATATTTGCGACCTCAAGCGCAGGAGGTAACCATTCCGAGTGGGGTGCGAACGCCACTGGTACAGGCGGTAACGGTACGACCCTGAGAGCAATGGGAGTGGCATCGCGCACTGGCTCGACAATTGACGGTTTCGCCATCGGACGATGGCAGTAAGGAGCGCTCATGCACATCACCCTTTCCCCCGTCCGCCTGGACGAAACCCTGTCCGCCACCCGTGCCGGCGACGTGCTGACCCTCAACGGCGAGGCCTTCGACTTCGGGCAGCTACCCGAGGGCGCCACGTTGCCAGCTGAGGCAATTGATTCGGACTGGATCGTCGGCCCTGTGTCGCGCATTGACGGTGACCTGCACCTGACCCTGCGCCTGCCGCACGGGCCGAACCCAAGCCAGGCCGTGGCCTTCCCCAAGCCGCTGGTGGTGATGGTCGATGGCGAGATTGATCTGCCGTTCGACCCCGCCCACGAGCCGGAACCGCTGCTCGATATGCCCGAGGAACTGCCCGAATGAACATCGACTATTCCCAACTGATCACCGCTGACGACAAGGCCCAGCAGGCCGCACAAGCGGCGCGCGAGGCGTGGAAAACGCGCCGCGCCGAGGCGGTGCGGAATATCAAGGTGACCACCGCCAGCGGCCGAGTGTTCGACGGCGACGAAATCAGCCAGGCCCGTATGGCTCGCGCCATTCTCGGCCTGCAGGAAGCCGGCGAGGGCGCGACCGTAACCTGGGTGCTGGCGGACAACACGCCGGTGGCCGTGACCGCCGCCGAGCTGTCCGAGGCGCTGCACCTGGCCGGCGCCGAGCAGGCGCGGCTATGGGTGGCCAGCCATGAATAAGCTGGACCTGACCACCTACGTCGCCCGCTATGGCCGCCGGCCGTACTGGCTGGCCCTGCTGATCGCCCTGGACCAGCTCGCCAACGCGCTGCTGTGGGGCTTTGTGGACGAAACGCTGTCGAGCCGCGCCTACCGGAGCGCCCAGCTGCGCACGCCAGCGAAACGCCGCTGGCGGCTGGCTGAGCGGCTGATAAATGCGCTGTTCTGGCGCGACCGCGTGGGCGCGCTGCGGCATTGTCAGCTGGCGTACCTGGGCGAACTGGCGCGCGAGCATTCGCCGCCGTCACCCGTCACGCCACCACCCGAAGCCCCGCCCCGTGCGGGGCTTGCTGTTTCTGGAGAGTGACCGATGGGCATCAATGCCGATGTGCAGCTGCTGGAACCCGGCGCCGAGGTGACGCTGTACGTCATCGACTGCACGGCGTTCGGTGGGGATGTACTGCACTTTCATGGCCACGCCGTGGCGCATACGCCGGCCGAGCTGGCGGCCGCGGCGAACAGCCCCGAGCCGCTGCGCGCCAAGTCGATCTGGTGGCAGGGGCAGGAATACCGCGCGTGGCCGGTCAAGGCCGAAGGCTTCGCGCTGGACGGCGACGGCCCGGCGCCTTCGCCGACGCTGACGGTGGGCAACCTCGACGGCTCGATCAGCGCGCTGTGCCTGCTGTTCGCCGATCTGGCCCAGGCGCGCGTCACGGTGCGTACCACCTTTGCCCACTACCTCGACGCGGTGAACTTCGAGGGCGGCAACCCGACCGCGGACCCGACCCAGGAAAAAACCCAGGTCTGGTACATCGAGCAGAAGACCGGCGAGAACGGCGAGGCTGTGGCCTTTGCGCTCAGCTCGCCGGCGGACGTGCAGGGGCAGAAGATCCCGGCGCGGCAGATTCACGCGCTGTGCGACTGGGCCATGTGCGGCGAGTACCGCGGCCCCGACTGCGGCTACACCGGCGGCCCGGTGGCCGACATTGACGGCAACCCAACCGATGACCCCGCCCGCGACCGCTGCGGCGGCCTGCTGAGCGACTGCAAAGCGCGCTTCGGTGCGAACAACCCGCTGCCACACGGCGGCTTCCCAGGCGCCGGCCTGCTGAGGCAATGACCCATGCGTAAACACATCCTGAAAGCCGTTCGCGCGCACGCCGCGGCCGAGTACCCGCGCGAGTGCTGCGGCCTGGTGGTGCAGATCGGCCGCCGCCAGCAGTACGTGCGCTGCCGCAACCTGGCCGAGGGCGCCGCCGGTGCCGATCGCTTCGAGCTGGACCCGGCCGACTACGCCGCCGCCGAAGACCTGGGCACCATCGTCGGCGTGGTGCATTCGCACCCCGACGCTACCAGCCGCGCCAGTGCCGCCGACGTGGCGCTGTGCAACGCCGGCACGGTGCCCTGGTACATCCTGAGCTGGCCCGAGGGTGACCTTAACGTGCTGACCCCGTGCGAGGGCGTGGCCCCGCTGGAGGGGCGGCCGTTCGTGCATGGCACCGACTATGACTGCTACGGGCTGATCCGCGGCTTTTACCAGCTGGAATACGGCATCACGCTGCCCGACTTTCCGCGCGCGGATGGTTGGTGGCACAACGGCGAAAACCACTATCTGGAGCGTTTCGAGCAGGCTGGGTTCGAGGTGGCCAGCGGCCCATTGCAGCGCGGCGACGTGGTGCTGATGCAGGTGCAGGCGCCGGCGGTGAACCACGGCGGCGTGTACCTGGGCGATGGACAGCTGCTGCACCACCTGTATGGCCGCCCGAGTGGCCGGGTGGCATATGGCGGCTATTGGCTGGACCGCACCGCGCTGGTGGTGCGCTACAAGGGGGCGGCATGAATCAACTGCGAACCGTGCGCCTTTACGGCGTGCTGGGTGCGCGCTTCGGCCGGGTGTTTCGCCTGGCCGTGGCGAGCCCGGCCGAAGCGATCCGCGCGCTGTGCGCGCAGCTGCCGGGCTTCGAGCAATACCTGGCCACCAGCGCCGACCGTGGGCTGACGTATGCGGTGTTCTACGGCCGGCGCAACCTGACCGAGCAGGAGCTGCAGTTGGAAGGCCGGCAGGGGGATATCCGCATTGCGCCGGTGATCATCGGCAGCAAGAACGGCGGCGTGTTTTCCACCGTGCTGGGCGCGGTGCTGGTGGCGGTGGGCGTGTACACCGGCCAAGGCTGGCTGGTCGCCGCCGGCGCCGGGATGATGGCCGGTGGCGTGGCGCAGATGCTCGCGCCGCAGGCGACCGGCCTGTCCGGCCGTGAGGCGCCGGAAAACAAACCGTCGTATGCCTTCGGCGGCGCGGTCAACACCACCGCCCAGGGCAACCCGGTCGGCCTGCTGTACGGCAAACGCCGCATCGGCGGGGCGATCATTTCCGGCGGCATCTACGCCGAAGACCAGCTGTAAACCCGCACGCTTCCCATTCCTGAGCCCGGCCATGCGCCGGGCTTTTTCGTTTTCGAGGTTCCCGCATGAGCGCAGCAGCAGCGATTCACGGCCGCAAGGGTGGCGAGAAGAAACCGCGCACCCCGGTGGAGGCGCCCGACAGTGTGCAGTCGACCGCATACGCCAAAATCCTGATCGCGCTGGGTGAGGGCGAGTTTGCCGGCAACGCCGCCGGCACGCTGGATGGGCGCGATATCTATCTGGACGGCACGCCGCTGATTGGCCCGGATGGCGGCGAGAACTTCCCCGGCGTGCGCTGGGAGTTCCGCCCCGGCACGCCGCATCAGGAACACATCGCCGGCCTGCCGGCGGTCGAAAACGAAATCGGCGTCGGCGTCGAGCTGCGCAGCGGTACGCCCTGGGTGCGTGCGATCACCAACCCGCAGCTGTCGGCGGTGCGCCTGCGCCTGTCGTGGCCCGCACTGCAGCAGCAGAAAGACAACGGCGACGTGGTGGGCTACCGCATCGACTACGCCATTGACGTGGCCACCGATGGCGGCAGCTGGCAGGAGGTCAGCACCTACACGGTCAACGGCAAGACCACCACAAAATATGAGCGCACGCACCGCGTCGACCTGCCGGCCGGCAGCAGTTGGCAAGCGCGCGTCCGCCGCCTGACGCCCAATCAGGACGGCAACAAGGTGGCCGACACCATGCGCGTGGAGGCCATCACCGAGGTCATCGACGCCAAGCTGCGTTACCCCAACACCACGCTGCTGTATGTGGAGTTCGACGCCGCGCAGTTCGACAGCATCCCGCAGGTTGCAGTCGAGACGCGCGGCCGCGTGATCCGCGTGCCGAGCAACTACGACCCCGCCACCCGCGCCTATGTCGGGCTATGGGACGGCACCTTTAAATGGGCCTGGACGGATAACCCGGCTTGGGTCTGGTATGACGTGGTACTGGCCAAGCGCTTCGGCCTGGGCCGGCGCATCACGGCCGATCAGGTGGACAAGTGGGCGCTGTACCGCATCGCCCAGTATTGCGACGAACTGGTGCCAGACGGGCAGGGTGGGCAGGAGCCGCGGTTTACCTGCAACGTGTACATCCAAAGCCAGGCCGAGGCCTGGACGGTGCTACGCGACCTGGCGGCGATCTTCCGCGGCATGACCTACTGGGACGGCACGCAGATGGTCGCAGAGGCGGACATGCCGCGCGCGGTCGACTACGTGTACAGCCGCGCCAACGGCGTGGTGGGTGGGTTCAGCTACGCCGGCGGCCAGCAGAAGAACCGCTACAGCATGGCGCTGGTCAGCTACGACGAGCCGGCCAATGCCTACCAGTCCGACGTGGAGCCGGTATCCGATAACGCCCTGGTGCGCCGCTACGGCGTGAACAAGCAGGACATTACCGCCATCGGCTGCACCCGCCGCAGCGAGGCCAACCGCCGCGGCCGCTGGCTGCTGCTGACCAACGCCGCCGACCGCATGGTGACCTTTCGCGTGGGGCTCGACGGCGTGCTGGCCCGGCCGGGGTGGGTCATTGGCGTGGCCGACGAGCTGCTGGCGGGTCGCCCGCTGGGTGGGCGTATCAGTCTGGTGTCCGGCCGGCAGATCACCCTCGACCGTGACGCCCAGGTGCAGGTCGGCGACCGCCTGGTGCTGAACCTGCCGAGCGGCGTGGCCGAAGGTCGCACCGTGCAGAGCGTGACCGGCCGCACCGTGACGGTAACGACCGAGTACAGCGAGCCGCCGCGGGCACAATCGGTGTGGGCGCTGGACGCCGCCGACCTGGCCATTCAGCTCTACCGCGTGACGCGGGTTAGCCGGCCCGAGGCGGGCGTGTTCGAGATTGTCGGGGTGCAGTACGACCCGAGCAAACACGGCGCGGTCGACACCGGCGCGCGCATCGAGCAGCGCCCGGTATCCGTGGTGCCGGCTGGTGTGCAGGCACCACCCACGGGCGTGACGCTGGAGAGTTTCAGCTATGTCGATCAGGGCCTGGCCATCACCACCCTGCGCGCGCAATGGGAGGCCGCGGCGGGTGCGGTGGCCTATGAAGCCGAATGGCGCAAGGATGACGGCCAATGGCTGGCGGTGCCGCGCACCGCGGCCCTGGGCTTCGAGGTGCCGGGCATCTATGCCGGGCGCTATCTGGTGCGGGTGCGTGCGGTCAACCCGATTGGCGTGGCCTCGCTGGCCGCCTACAGCGCGGAAACCCAGCTCAATGGCAAGGAGGGCGCCCCGCCGGCGCTGGCCTCGCTGACGGCCACGCCGCTGGAGTTTGGCATTCGTCTGGGCTGGGCCTTCCCGGCCGAGGGTGCGAGCGACGCCCAGCGCACCGAAATCGAATACAACACCAGCCCGAGCGCCACCGGCGTGATGCACCTGGGCGACTACGCCTACCCGAACAACAGCCACACCATGACCGGCCTGGCGGCCGGGGCGACCTTCCATTTCCGCGCGCGGCTGGTGGACCGCAGCGGCAACGTGGGGCCGTGGTCGGCCTGGGTGATGGGGCAGGCCAGTGTCGAGGTTCCGAAGCTGCTGGGCGCCATTGCCGGGAAGATCAGCGAGACCCAGCTCGGCCAGCACCTGGCCGAGCGAATCAATCTGATCGACGGCCCGGCGACGGTGCCGGGCACGGTGGCGGCGCGGGTGGCGACCCTGCGCGAGAGCGTGGAGAGCGACCTGGCGGCCATCAATGCCGAAGTCGACAGCCTGGCGCAACAGGTGGCCGAGACGGTCGACGCGCTGGCGTATGAGCCGACGCGCACCTATGCCCAGGGCGACACCGTGCGCCAAGGGCAGCGGCTGTATCAGGCCGCCCAGGCGGTTCCGGTCAACACCGCGCCGCCGAATGCCACTTACTGGCTGGATATCGGGCAGGTGGTCCAGTCGGCCAATGCGCTGGCCGCCCAGGTGCAGCAGAACACAGCGTCTATCACCCAGCAGGGCGACACGCTGACCAGCCAGGGCCAGTCGATCACCTCGCTGACCAATAGCGTTTCCACCGCGGACGGCAAGGCGGTGGCGGCGCAGCAGGCCGCGCAGGATGCGGCGACCCTGGCGGGCAGCAAAGGCAAGGTAATTGTCCAGTCGCCCGCGCCGGCAGCGGCTGACCGGCTGGCACAAAACCTGTGGATCGACACCACCAACAACGCGAACACGCCCAAGCGCTGGAACGGCTCGGCGTGGACGGCGGTGACGGACAAGGTGGCAACGGATGCCGCCGCGGCTGCGGCCAATGCGCTGTCGGGGCTGGCAACCAAGGCGGACGCCTCGGCGCTGCAGGCGCTCGACACGCGCGTGACCAGCACCGAAAACACACTAACCAGCCAGGGCCAGTCGATCACCTCGCTGACCAATAGCGTTTCCACCGCGGACGGCAAGGCGGTGGCGGCGCAGCAGGCCGCGCAGGATGCGGCGACCCTGGCGGGCAGCAAAGGCAAGGTAATTG